AGAGTAGGTGGAACCCTAAGGCACGTAATGGCTCACACTATGGCATACCACAAGGCAGGTCAGTGTACTTAAGTAAGGTGGATGGTTATAAGCAAGTAGAGTGGGGCATTAGATATAACTTAAATAGATATGGTTCGATGTGTAAAGCATTAGATCATTTCAAGATCAAAGGATGGCATTGAGCGAACGTGCGATAGGTAGTGGCAAGTGGAAGAAGCTACGCATCACCATACTTGACAGAGATGGATGGCAGTGTGCATTGTGTAATAAACCAGCACACACGGTGGATCATATTATACCTAGAATAAAGGGTGGGGACATGTGGTCACCTGATAACTTGCAATCTATGTGTAAGAGCTGTAATAGCGCTAAAGGTGGTCGTTTTTTTAGCAAGCAGGCGACCCCCCCTGTCTTTCTGAAACCTTCTCTCCCTGAGACGATCCGAACAGTGCCAGACTCACCATTTAATAAACCTGATACGCTTGATTTTGATGCAAAATGATACGGAAATGAAACAGAGCCCACGAGGGGTCGTATGAGACTAATAGGCGGAATTACAAAAATAGAAAAAAATGACGAATGGTACACGCCTGAGCAGACTGTAGCTCTTATGTATAAGTTGTTGCAGCCTAAACCTAACTCTACTGTTATTTGCCCGTTTGATACAGCTGTTAGCCATTTTGTTAGATACGGACAAGCGCAAAACTACAATATTTTGCATAATATGACCGATTGGCTTACTAGCGATTACGAATATGATTATTTGATCACTAATCCACCATTTAGCATTAAAGATAAGGTTATTGAGAAATGTTTACAAAGCGGTAAGCCTTCTGCTCTAGTTCTACCTATTGATGCGTTAGGCGGTAAAGGTAGGCATGGGTTATACAAAAAATATGGTTATCCAACTATTTACGTACCTAGCAGAAGAATTAACTACATATCCGAAAGTGGGCAAAACACTAAGGCTAATTATTTTCACAGTTTAATTCTAATATTTAACGATCTTAATGGGTCTAGGTTATTATGGGAATGATTGGCAGCACTGAGCCTAGAATCCACACGCCTTTACTAAAAGGTAATAGCAAAGCGCAAGAGGTAGCAGATCTAGCTGAGAAAATTGGGATGCCTTTAATTCCCTGGCAACGTTGGGTGCTAGAAGATTTGTTATCTGTAGATGATGCAGATATGTGGGTGAAAAAGACTGGACTCATTCTTGTCAGTCGACAATCAGGGAAGACTCACCTAGCTAGGATGCTCATACTGTCACATTTATTCTTATGGGGCTCTAAGAATGTATTGGGCATGTCTTCTAATCGCAATATGGCACTAGATACTTTTAGAAACGTTGCATACACCATAGAAGATAATCAGTTTCTTAAAGATCAAGTAAGACAAATCCGATTAGCTAATGGTCAAGAATCTATAACTCTATTGAATGGCGCTAGGTATGAGATAGCGGCAGCTACAAGAGATGCGCCACGTGGAAAAACTGCCGACTTCTTGTATCTTGATGAATTACGTGAATGGTCAGAAGAAGCGTTCACAGCTGCATTACCAGTAACACGTGCAAGGCCTAACTCTATGACTTTAATGACCAGTAATGCTGGTGATGGTTTTAGTACAGTGCTAAATGATTTGCGTGAACGATCTTTGTCTTATCCGCCAGTTACTTTAGGTTATTACGAATGGTCAGCGCCACAGCATTGTAAAATACATGATCGCAAAGCTTGGGCTATGGCAAACCCCGCCCTCGGATATTTAGTGACAGAGCAAACCTTGGAAGAAGCTGTAAACACAAACAGCATAGAAGCTACTCGCACGGAAATGCTTTGCCAATGGATTTCAAGCACTGTCAGCCCTTGGGCCTATGATTCAGTGCAACAATGTAGTGATAGCACTTTAGAAATCCCAGTCGGGCCACAAACAATTATGGCATTTGATATTGCACCTACTAGAAGATCAGGCGCTTTAGTAATGGGCCAAATGAAAGACGGCAAAATAGCAGTTGGACTTGCACAACTTTGGCATAGCGATATTGCTATAGATGAAATGAAAATGGCAAGCGATATAAATGAATGGGCCAAAAAATATCACCCGACTACTATCTGTTTTGACAAATACGCCACCCAGACAGTTGCGACTAAGCTTGAACAAAGTGGCTGGAGATTAGAAGATTGTAGTGGGCAAAAATTTTACCAGGCGTGCTCTGACCTTGCCAACGCACTGGCTCAAAACACTATGGTTCATTCAGGGCAACAGGATCTAGTGCAACATCTAAATAACTGTGCAGCTAAAACCTCAGATTTTGGCTTCCGTATAATCAGGCGTAAATCAAGTGGCGAGGTCACAGCCGCCATATCACTAGCAATGGTTGTAAGTCAATTAACTAAACCACAACAAACCGCACAAATCTTTGTCTAACTTGCACTATATGTCCGATTTATGGTATAAAGTATACCTATGGGTATATTGTCTGCTTTGGGTATAAATAAAAAAACGGATTCCGTTCAAGCGCAGTATGCCCCAGCAATTATGGACACAGCTTATGGCTATGGTTCATTTACAACTGGTGTCGGTAATTTCCCTGGTGGATTAGATAGAAATTTTGCTATGCAAGTACCAACAGTAAGCCGTTGCAGAAATCTTATAGCTGGTGTAATTTCATACCTGCCATTAAAACTTTACAAAAAGTCTAATGGTGAGGAGTTGGGGAACCCTCTTTGGCTAGATCAACCAGACTATCGGCAACCAAGATCCGTCACGATAAGTTGGACTGTCGATAGTTTGATTTTCTATAATTGCGCTTATTGGCGCATTACGGAATTATTTGCGGATGACCTGCGACCATCACGATTTGAGTGGATTGCTAATAACCGAGTTACATTTACAACAAATAAATTTGGTACAGAAGTAGAAGAATACTTTGTAGATGGCGTAAGAGCCCCTATGACTGGTATTGGAAGTCTTATCACTTTTCAAGGATTAACTGGTGGTGGAGTTTTACAAACCGCTGCACGAACAATTCAAAGCGCATTAGATTTAGAAAAAGCAGCAGCCGTATCTGCACAAACTCCAATGCCATCTGGTTACATTAAAAACACTGGCGCAGATTTACCAGAGCAGCAAGTATCAGGATTATTAGCACAATGGAAGCAAAGCCGCCAAAACAGATCTACAGCATATTTAACTAGCACATTATCTTATGAAACTACAGGATTTTCACCAAAGGAAATGGCTTACGTAGAAAGCATCCAATACAGTTCGACACAGGTCGCCAGGGCGATGAACGTACCACCATTTATGGTGAGCAGTGATATGAACAATAGTATGACCTATCAAAACATATTAGATTCTAGGAAAGAATATGTCTCTTACACTTTGCAACCTTACATTTGTGCAATAGAAGACCGACTATCTATGGATGATATTACCCCACGTGGCCACGTAGTTAAATTTGCTATTGAAGAATCATTCTTGCGTGCTGACACAATGAAGCGCCTAGAAGCAATAGAGAAAATGTTAAATCTTGGCTTAATCGATGTGGAGCAAGCTAAAGAAATGGAACAAATGACCCCTAACGGAAATGAGGACACTGATGTTACTTACGTTCAGTAGCCATATAGAGAGCGCAGATGGCGAGCGCAGAATAATCGCTGGCAAGATTGTGCCATTTGAAGAAGTGGGCAATACCTCAGTAGGCAAAGTAGTTTTTGCTAAAGGATCAATCGAGATAGGTGACCCAGGCAAGGTTAAGATGCTTATGCAGCACAGCCCAGAGCGACCTATCGGCAGGATGCAAAAATTTAATCAGGCAGAGGATGGTATTTACGCATCATTCAAAATCAGTGCATCGATGCAAGGTCAAGATGCCCTAATCCTTGCAGGCGAGCAGTTGATTGATGGCTTGTCTGTTGGAGTAGACGTAAATAAGTCTGTACAGAAAAAAGATTATTTATATGTAACTAGCGCAACTTTAAAAGAAGTTAGCCTAGTTGAATCACCTGCATTTAGTGCAGCGCAAGTAACTAAAGTTGCTGCTAGCGAAAGCGAAGCAGAGACACCAATCGAAACTAAAGAAAGCGAGGCTCCTGTGGAAGAATTAGCAACAGCGCCACAAGAAGCAAAGGCAGAGGCTGCTACTCCTACAGTAGAAGCCGCACGCCCAGTAATTACAGCACCACTTATCCAAACTTCTGTACGTTCACCAATCAATTCAATGGGATCATATACAGAGCACAAAATTAAAGCTGCATTAGGTAACGATGATTCTAAACTGTATATTGCTGCAGCCGATGATTCATTTTCAACTAACCCAGCATTCAACCCAACACAGTACCTAAGCGAGTTTGTAACTAACACACGTTTTGGCACACCAGCAATCGATGCTTGTTCACAAGGCACACTGCCAGCATCAGGTATGACAATTAACGTACCATCTTTGGTAACTTCTTCAGGTGGCGGAACAGGTGTAGCACCAGTTGTAACTGTTGAGGCAGAGGCTGGAGCAGTACAAAACACAGGTATGGAAACTGCTTATCTAACAGGCACAGTGTCTAAATACTCAGGCATGAACACACTATCTGTCGAATTGTTAGAGCGTTCAGACCCTAACTTCTATGCAGAACTTACTAAGCAATTAGAGTATGCATATTTGAAGACAATCGACACCACAGTATTAACTGCACTTCTTGCAGCTGGTATGAATGGTACAAATACAACTGCTGACCTAGATGGTATCGTTGCATTCACTACAGAAGGCGCACGTACTATCTACTCAAACACAGGTTACTTTGCACAAAATTACATCGCTAACCCAGCACAATGGGGTGCGCTAATTGGTGCACAAGATACAACAAAGCGCCCAGTATTCAATGCGCTACAACCTATGAACGCAGGCGGACAAGTTAATCCAACATCTATTCGTGGTAACGTGCTAGGACTTGATCTATACGTAGACAAGAACTTCTCAGCTACTACATTTGATGATG